GTCCTTTTGGATTTGGTTGATGGTTTTAAGCACCATCTTTTCCATTTCGGACTCAATGCCACGTCGGGCCTTGTACACCGCTGGCCCGATCAGTCGAGTCCTACCCGGCATCGCCATCGCAAAGCCGCGCTCACTACTGACCGAGTCAAGCGACGTGCCTAAACGGTTTGTGTCTTTACGGCCTGCACCCTCAAAGACTGCTGTCGCTGGGTTCTTTTGCTCGATCAGGATTACGCCGACAGCATTGCGCCTGGTATCAAAACGCATCTTTACACCAGACTGTGCGCTGGCAATGGTAAACGGGAATATCTTGCGCCCTCGATCAGACCATTTGCGCGCCATGCCTGACAATGGAAACTGGCTGTATGCAAGTTTTGCAGCTTGTATTGCTGGCTGTGCGATCGCTGTGGCTTCAGCCTTAAAGTCTTTTTGCAGCTGTGGGTCAATCTTGCGCAGTGCGTTGATCGTTTCTTTAAGACCGACTACTTCGACGCTGTGAGAGACAGGCATAACTATCGCTTCTTGTGCATCTGCTCAAGCACATAAGTGACTGTGTTCAGGTCTCGCATAGTGAACTCAATCTCCTTTGGCCAGAAGCCTGTTAACGCTAGGACTTCGCAGAGGCTTCGCCGCCAAGTCCCTCGATGAAAGGGGTCTCGTCAACTAGCTCGTTGATAGGTGTAATGGTCATGTTCGGGTTTTCGTTTACCCACTCGCGCCACGTTGCAGGCACTTTGTCTCCAGCAAGTTTGCAAAGTGTGTAAGCCCAGCAACACATGTCGCTAAAGCCAATGCCCTTACCGTCAGCTGACCGACGGTTTTCTGTTTTTTCCCAGTCAACAATGGCAAGCATGTTCGTTGTCATTTGGCGTGCTGGCTTACCGTCGCCAAGGTCAATAGAAAGTTTCACTTGCATAGTGTCTCCTTTGTCGGGCAAGGCTCCGCTTGTGCGGTCTTGCAGTTTCTATTTCTCAGCGGCTTAAGCCGCGAGATCATGCGGGTGGTGTCACAATTTTTGCGAGCACTCCACCAGAAAAGGTCAGGTCAATCGTTGACAGCTCACCAAGATTTGCTGCGATCGGTGTGTGTGCCGATAGGTACGCGCCAGTCAATGTGTACTGTGGGTTTGTTGCTGAGATGACTGCCGATGATGGCTTTAACACGATTGCGCAGTTGTCGCCGACAAGGCTAAAAATGCTGGCTTCGGTCTCCGTGGCTGCATAGCTCTGATAGAGGGTTACGGTCACGGTGTTGTTGAAGAGGCCCTTGGTGAACGACCTGGATGTGTTTGAGAACGTCGTGTTTTCAAGTTGTTCGGCGACGTAATTCAACACAGCGCTTGTGCACTGATCGGTGAGATCGACGTTGTTGATGCTGATGGTCGGATTGCTGAGATAAGTGCTGCTGATAGCCATGTCTATTGCTCCTTGGGTTCTGATTTGACTTTAGATGATTTCTTGGCGCTGTCGGTGGATATAAGGCCGCCGTCAAGTAGTGCAGCGACGTTGACGTTTTCGTCTGGGATGAACTCATCGCCCGGGGTTCCGAGGCGTGGGCTGATAATGGTGTACATAGTTTCTCCTTATGCGCTTTGGGCTTGTATTCCACAGTCAAGGTCGTAACACGGGAAGAGCTGCCCACCGATTTCTAGATTGCTAGGGCGGCCTGCCATGACGATGATTGGGCTGAGTAGGACTTTGCTAACGATGTCGAGGATGCTCCGCAAGACTGGTAGACCTGCTGGGCCTGAGCCGATGACCTTGATTGGAAAGTCCATGCGGATGATGTTGCCATTGCCAGCGATTGTGGTAAAGGATGGCGCGTCTATGAAAACGCAATTAGGAACGATCTTGGTGGCATCGTTTACCACCCTGATTCCAGAGACCGCTGTCAGCGTAGTTGTCAGGCTGTCTATAGCGCCATTGAGAGCGTCTGTGTAAGCCATTACGCGCAGGCAGGCCTGTCGATGCCAAGCAACTGTTTAACGATCGGTGTAAGGCTTTGCTGAGGCGCTGTGCCCATTCCGTCAAAGGATGCAAAAGTGTTTTCTAGTGAGCCACGGCTGCGCCAGAGAGCCGCACAGTACATGAGCGTGCCTAACGTCTGGTCGCCACCTGGGCTAGTTGTCAGGCTGTCAATGTAGCCAGCCTCTTGACGCCGACGGTAACAGAACTGATTGCCAGCAGACACGGCCTGAGTTATAAGCGTGTAGTCGTCCGATGGGTTCGTGATCTGCACACCGAGATATGTCACCAGATTGGCAGCTGAGACCCATGTGCAGGTCAGCGTGTAGTTGACTGTGCCGGGGCTTGCGATGCGCTCGACGTTGCTGGCGGTCTTGGCGTACAGCACTTGGTTGGCGATTGGTTCGTCAATGTCGTATAGCAGGTCGCCTTCGGTGTCTGTGCCTGTGTACCGATATTGAGGCAGCGCGCGGACTGTGTATGTGCCGTTAAAAGTGGCATCCACTCCAGTGACTGTTATTGACTCGCCGACTGCAATTTCTGTGGGGGTTAGAAGTTGCAGTACGGCGTAGTCATCTAACAGATACTTAAATGTGACGCTGTATGTAGCCATGAGCGGATGCTCCGCTTTCGACTAGGCGTAGGTAATTTTTTGTGCGAGTGTTGCCTTCGCCTGAAAGAACGAGCTGTAGCCATAGTACGAGAATGTCCTTGACAAAGTGCCAGGATTTTCGACTGACATGAGGCCACGGATTTGCTCGTAGTACTCCGATGCTGGTGCATGGAACACGACCATGGTCTTTGCTGCGACGTTGCTGTCAACAATGATCTGCAAGCCCAATGGGTTTGTTGTTGACCAGTTGGTGACATTGCCTGCGCCAAGCGTGTTGTAGCCGCCAAGGCCGGGTGTTCCCACCATCGGGAACAAAGGTCGCTTGTCCGCGTCCACGGTGCTGCCTAATTTCGCCCATGCGTCTGCGCCCATCAGGATGTGAGTTGGGAACAAGTTGGTGCCGTTGCTGATGTCGCGTGCTGCACCGTACAAGAACAAGATCAAGTCCTCTGGTGTGCCGTCCCATTGTCCGATTGTGGTAGATGCAGTTACTTGAGCGTCAACAGCAAAATTATCGGTGACGATCATGAACTGTCCCATTAAGTCATTAAGGACTTGCTGCATCGCCGCTGGCGAAGTGAAGTCAATGTCCTGTACTGACAATGTTACTTGGCCTGCAAAGGTTTTCTTTGTGACCGAGTTTGCCGCGATGACCATTGTGCGAGCTGCTGCTGCACCGAACTCGACTGCACCAGTTTGTTCTGCTACTTCAGTGTGCGTGGTGATTGTTGGACGGATAAAGGTTTTTGACTGTCCGCCGTCTGGATATGCGCGTGCGCCGATCGCGGTAACGAATGGTCGAATGTAGTTGATGTCTTGGAACACTGGGCCGAGTACAGGAATTGGCAAGAGACCAGGTGTGTCAGTCGTTGCAATGTCGCCTGCTGCTGCTTCCAAAATGCTGCGCTTTGCTTTTTGTGCTTCAAGGAACGCGCCGTTTACTTTTGCAAACGTGTCGCCACCAATGTGGTAGGCAGCCATGTACTCGCCTGCGGATGGCATGCGAAACTCGCGCTTTGGTTGTGCTGGAATTGCAGCGGTAGGAATTGTGGCCTCGACTGCTGGGGTCTCTACTTCTGACATGGGTTCTGTCTCCTCTGTGGGTTCTTGTATTTCATTATTGTCGGTCTGTTCGGGTTCGTGGTGGATACTGGCAGCAATATCTGTGATGACTGCTCCTGCGAACGCTGGCACTGGAACCATTGACAACTCGATCCAGTCGGCAGCTAGGACAGTAATCGAGCCGTCTTTGTTTGCTCGGGTCTTTGTTGGGTTTACGCCAACAGATACCGAGTCCAGCACGCCGTCAAGGGCCAGCTGCAAAGCCTCGTCGCCTGCGGCGGTTTTGCTGATCTTGGCGGTAAACATCATGCCTTCTTCGGTGTCGACGCGCTCAGTAACAATGCCGATCGCTTGGTTGGCGTCGTGGTTCATGTAAAGCCGTGGCTTTTTGCCATCGACTGGCAGGCTGCCCTTAGAGAAGCTCACCTCAGTCCCATCAGAAACTGTGGCTGGAACGTCGTACGGGACGGCGATGCCTGTGATCGTCCTGGTCGGTGTGCCATCGCTGGCGGCTGCGTCAATGCTGACGCTGGTGGCTGTGAATCTAATCATAATTTGCGATCTCCTCTTGCGTGTTTTCTGCTATTGGTGTTTCCATTTTGTCTGCTAGATAGTTTTCTTCAAGGTAAGACTCGTAATCAAAAGCGACGTATGTGCCGTTAGGTAGCACATTGTTCATTGACAATGTTTCTGCTATTGCATCGGCGTAGAGTTTTACACCGAAGAACAGCAAGTCCATGCGCGCCTGTTGTGATGACTGATACGAGTAAGACCCGGTCGATACGCCGATTAGATATGGCGGCACGTTTCCGATCCGTCCACCAGTTTCAAGGGCGCTGTAATTTGCTGACTCAATGAGCAGCATCTTGTCTGGTGACATTGTTGTCGGTTCGTAAGTTAAAAATTCGTTCAAGCACGCCGTTTGATTGGTCGCTCTCGCCAAATTGAACTGGGTTGCGAGATCGGCGAGCTCACTCGAACTAAGCGGCTCACCGCCAGTTTGTTTTAATACGCCAGCAGGAATGGACGATGAGGCATTGCGCGCGCGTGCGTCTTGTATTTTTAGCGCGGTCTCAATCGCGGCCTGCGATGAATAGACCATGCCCTGTGTAGGCGACAAGAATTGCACCAAGTTGTTTGGGTCAAGCATGCCGCCTTGAAAATAAACTTCTTTAGATGGAGCGAACCACACAGGGCCAGCCATGTCTTGTGTTGTGACTGAGCCTGCTGGTAGTCGAGTAAAGGATGCTGGAAAGCCGTCAGCGGTGCGTGATGTGATGTACCAGAACGCGCGCCCATAAAAGTACAAGTCGTCAAACGTCCACGACATAAGAAAGTTGTACGGGACAGTTGGGTCTGGGCGACGCAGCCATGTGCGCGGCGCAATATAAACGCGCTCCATTTCTTCGCCATTCCACATTTCGTTATACATCTTGAGTGGCATGCAACCAATTACCGATGCCAGTAAATCGCGGCTTCTTGACAACGCAGGGATGGACACTGCCGCCGCACGCAGTTGGCCTTCTTGGTAGGTGTAATACTGACCGATCATGTTTACGCCAGCAGCGTTAGATGTGTAACCACCAGCAGCTGCCGCTTTAGCAGGCGCTGGACTGATGGCGGCCTTGCTCACTTTGCGGTCAAATAATCCCATGCCACAACATTACAGACAGCGACGCTGTGATGGTGGCACTCGATCGGCCTATCAGTTCCCGACGAAAGGCTAGGTACATCGACCGAGTGCCGAGGGTATGTTACTGATTTACAGTGACCAGCATGGGCTTACCTGACACAGATGGACGTGAGCAAAGAGCTGCCGCCCAGATCATGCAGCGACACAACTCAATCGGGCCAGGTGATCTCTGAGATGACACTGCGACAGAGCCTTGCGATCGGACGGCGACCGCGCGCTGGACATGCTCAGCAAGTTGGGTTGAGCCGTCATGTAGCAGCATTTTTTCTGCTATCAGGTTTCTTACTGTGGGGGTGTATTTCAG